GGGAATGACGATGGCTTCGAACTCCTTGACTTGTTCGTCGAGTTTGTCGCGCATTCCCTGAGTGGCGGAGTTGTTGGGAACCTCGACGTCGTCGGCTACTATGACGTCCGCCCGTGAACCTGTCAGTTGAGAGGTAATGCCTAGTGACTTGACGGAAGGAGCGTGAGCGGGAGGAGCGGAACCCACGTCGAAGGAGACCTTCGAGAAGCGTTGACCGTCGCGAGGCTTGAGATGTTTGAGAAGAGGTATTTCGTTGACTAGTCGGAGGGTGAAGGTGGAGAAGTCGTCGGAGCGGGACTTGGAGGCGGACACCACCAGGAAGTTCTTGGTAGGGTCAAGAAGAAGTTGATGCACGACGTAAGCGGAGCAGATCCAGCTTTTGCCGACGCCTCGAAAGGCCATGACGAGTCCGCGTTTGGGACCGTGCTGCATGAAGTCGGCTATGTCGTACTGTAGATTGGTTGGATCGGGAAGACCGAGAGCCTTCCAAACGACGAACAGGAAGTTGCGAAAGTCCTTTAGTTGTTCGGGAACGTCTGTATTGGGTATGGTCATCGTTTGTCAAGTATCGTTTAAAGGAGCGTGAAGGTACTTTAGACGGTTGTTTGGAGGTCAACGGGTGTCCTCTATCAAGGAGACTCCCTCAACGCCTTCAGACGGCTTTCAAGAGCCTTGACGAATAGCTTCCTTCGTTTGGTCGTCGTCGTCGAAGGGAAGTACCTTCGCCAGGTCTCCTAGAGGAGTACCCGTTTCGGAGACGCTTACCACGTCGTTGTCCTTCAGGAGTTGTCTAGCGCCGTTCAGTAGAGCGGCGTTGTATTCTCCTGTCTCCCTCATCTCGTCTATGGACTCCTTGTAGGTGTCGCACAGAAGGATCTGAAGCTTTTCGAGTTGTTCTCTTTTCGTAGTCGTCATCCGGTTGTAATAACCTTTCTTACGTTTGGTCTATCGTGGAAGTATTCGTTCACGTGTTCGGTCCTCTTCTTCCCATTATGAATTCAAGTAGCCTGTCCAGCTTGTCGTTCATTGCGGACAACTTCTGTTCGAGACCCTCCATGCGTTTCTCGACGGAGACGTCCCGTTCGTGTTGAGCGGATAACTCGACCTCTATTCGAGTCAACCTGTCCTCGTCCTTGTCGAGGCGGTCAGCGAACTTCTTTCCTATCCAGCCGAAGACTCCGAGGACGACTGCCAACGCGGTGTCGAGAAAGTGTGATACTTGTTCAGGCATCGTGTCAGGCGGATAGTTCGGTTATGGTCAAGGTAGTGGAAGCCACGCCTCCCAGTTTTCGAGCGCCTCCCCAACCGTTGAGCGTCCAGGTATTGGTCGTGGCCGCTCCCGCTCTTATCTTGAAAGTGGTGGCGGAGGTAGTTCCCGCGGTCATCCGATGCGTCAAGGTGGTCGTCATGGGGTAAGTGCTTCCGACGTTCTGTTCGCCTACCGCAGCCAAGGCGTTCGCCGTGGAATCCTGAAACAAAGCTATGACTACGTTTACCGTGGTTTCACCGACTGAGTGAAAGACGTTCGCCGTTATCAACAACTTGCTGGCGGCGCTTGTGGGAGTGATCGCCAAGGTAATGGCTTCGTTGCCTTCGGTGTTTTGAGGGATCGTGTCGTCCGCTACCATCGCGGTTGTTCCCGTCACCACCGCCGCCGTCGATGCGTGTACCTGCTGAAGTACCTTGCCGTTGTCGGTGATACCCGTCAACAACGAGCCGTCAACCGCCGGAAGCTTTGCGGCAGCCGTCAGTTGAACTACGTTGTTTGCTGAAGTGCCTAGTTGTGAAGCGGCGACGTAGGTGTTTCCCGCGTCGACGTCCGAAACCATTCTCGAATGTGCCTGTGTAATTGCCATTTATAAGTGTGTGTTGAGGGTTATTTGTTGTTCTTGAGTTCTTCCACTTGGGCGGACAGTTCTTGAACCGCTTTCACTAGAATGGGAACCAACGCTCCCACTCCGAGGTTCTGACGGCCTTTGTCGTCCGTACTCCACCCCTCCCAATCGGTCACTCCTTGAGCGTCCATGAGCGCTTTCACCTCTTGCGCTATGAAACCCCTGTAAAGAGCGTCGTTGTCTTCGGGTCTCTCGTCGGGAGACTCGCCCTTGAAGCGGTCTTCCTTGATGCCTTCGTCCCAATCGGCGGGGTTCTTCTTGTTGTAGCTGACCCCTCTCAATCCTTTCACGAACTGCAAACCCAAGTCGATGTCCTCGACGTTTTCCTTGATGCGTTCGTCGGACAAGGCGGTCACCGTCTGCACCTGACACTTCAAGGCGGTGATGCTTGCGTTACCCAAGGTGACCTCGTTCGCGGCGGAAGGAGCGGCTCCGTAACCCACGGTGGTGCAGTTGCTGTATGCGTTGGAAGCAGTGTTGGCCGCAGAACCGACCGCCGTGTTCTGAGCGCCAGTGCTTAACGTACCCGCCTCATCCCCGACGTAGGTGTTGTCGCTTTGAGTGCTGTTCGTGTAACCCGCTTTGTACCCCAGGAAAGTGTTGTCTATCCCACTTGAGTTATACGCCCCCGCATTTCCGCCCATACCGACGACCTTGTCGGCTTGGTTTCGCGTCAAACAAGACGAACCAACCGCAACCGCGTTGTTCATGGCAGCACTGCTACCGCCTATGCCGGATATAGCGAATGCACCGATTGCTGTGTTGTTATGCGAGGCTGCCGAAAGCGAGTATCCGGCGTTACTGCCTACACAAACGTTCTGTTCGCCCGTCGTGAAGTTTGGGGCAGCCTTGTGTCCCACCAGCACGTTCCCATATCCGTCCGTGACGTCTTGGGCCGCTTTGTTGCCTATGATGACGTTAGGATGGTCCGACACGGACGGAGTGGTGAGAGCCTCACCCGCCGTGGCGTTCCCCAGCACGACGTTGTCGTTGGCGTCGAGAGACAAGTTCGCCACCGCCAAGACACCCGAAGCAAGTTCGGAAGTTCCGACCGCTCCCGCGACTATCTCAGCGGAACCGACGGCGTCCGTCGCTATTTCCGAAGATCCCACGGCTCCCGCCGCTATGCCGTCCGCTATCACCGCGTCTGTGGCTATCTTGGCGGAGGTGACCGCGTCGTCTGCCAGTTGAGAGGCAGTCACCTCACCCGTTGACACGGGAACGGCGTAACCTCTCAACACCACCACGATCTTGGAACTGGCGGGAGGAGACGAAGTAAAGTTTATTTGGTTGTTGTCGGCGTCTATGGTGTACGCAGCCGTCGATTCCTGCAACACGCCGTCTATGGCTACCTCATACAAGGCGGCGTCGGCAAGCGTGATACCAGGTGAAAAGGTGAACTGAGCCGACCCGTCTCCGGTGAATGCGTACTTCGTCGGAGCGGTCGAGGATCCCGTCACCGTGGCGCTTATTTGAGTGTCGACGTAGTTCTTGGTGGAAGCGTCTGCAATTCCCGTCGGTTCCGCTACGTTGGTGACGCGGAGAGTCAAGGCGTCCCAGTTGGATTCACCGACGCCTTTTTGAAGGGAAGCTTGGTTCATCTCGCTTATCTCCTCGTTCAGATAACGATTGTGGAGATAGGAGCGGTCAAGCGAAGACTCGGTCAGCACCGAACCATCGACGAAATCGACGAGGTTCGTGTCAGGATCGCTTATCCTGCGTACTCTGACCTTCTGTCCGACGGTAGCGCCGCTGACAAGAACGATCTTCGTAGAAGGTGAAGTCGTTATGGTGTAGTGAGTTGTCAGCGTTTTGGTCACACCGTCGATCTCAACGACGACGTGGCTGTCTTCGAGATACGGAAAAGAGAACGCGAAGTCCGTCTGCGCCGCAGTAGCCGTGTAATCGACGTAAGTTGTAGCCATGATTTATAGGTTCCGTTTGGTTATTGTTGGTTGTTGTTGAAGCCAGGAAAGAGGTCAAGACGTTCTCTCACGGGATCGGGTGGATTTTCTTCTTCGAGGAAACGCTCAAGAGGACTTTGTCCTTCGACGGCTTTTTCCCTTTTCCCGTAATCCTGATACATCTGTCTCTTGAGAGTGTCTTTTTCTATTTCCTTTAAAATAGGAAACTCCCTCTCTAGTTTTTCGTATGCAAATTCTCTATAAATGCCAAGGGCTTTCTGAACTGCTTTATGGCGTCGGTCACTCAAGGAAACCCCTTCGGGAACGCCTTTCTTTGGTCCTGTTTTTATACGCTTCAATTCAGGTATTTTAAGAGTTCTCACCACTCGTTGCTTGATGCCAAGTCCGTCCATCTTTATTTCGCTAAAGAGTTCCTGCCAGCGGTCGTAGGCGTCTTGACCGTCTTTGTTTCGAAGCAGCGAAAGGTCGACGCCGTCTTTGCTAGGGGTCGGGAAGTGGTACTCCCCACCGAGTTCGATCATAATCGCCCACGCCGCGTTCCGAACGTCTTCCTTGTTCTTTAAGTTTACCTTGGAGACGTCGATGCTACGGAATCCCTTGTCATCGACGACGACGTAGTCATCGACCTTCATTCGCTCCTTTCGTATTTTGAAAGGAAATAGCCATGAAAATACCTGAGAAGCCTTCGCTCCCGTAGTCCCGAAGTCTGCGGCGTGTAGCGGAGTGGGATCACCGAAAAGATCCCTATAAGCAGGAACTACCTGGGCGATTCCCGCCATGCGTTTCGCAACCACTTGCATCGCTGTGTCACCTCTGCGACGGGTGTCGTCGGTGGCCATTTCCATCGCATTCATCCCTGAAGGAACGAGAACAGACATCAAACTGCGTAGCTTGCGATTGCGGTTTTCGGCTCCCCCTTCATCGCTTTGGTCGCTCAACAACTTCAAGACGGTTCCGAGGTTCTTGTAGTAGGATTTGTTGGAGATATTGTTGGCGATAGTCAGAGAAACCGCTTGGAGCGCGACCACCACAGCTTCCTTTTGTTCCTCGTTGCCTGTCCTCCATATCGTTTGAGAATCGCAAATAATACCGGCTACGGTGGCGAAGGGTTCAAGCGTAGTGTAGTCTATGCCGACGGTTTCTCCGTTCGGTCCCAAAGGCAGTCTTACCTCGTAGTCGCCTAATTTGGTTCCCGTTTCAAGGTTCTCCCTCTTACGCCAGTTTTGTTCTTCTTTTCCGACGAGTATACCCGCTTCGTAGAGACCATATATGGTCGCCATCATACCCGCGCCTACAATCTGTCTTCCTTTGGCGCGTGAGGCGCGGATAGGGTCTCCGCTATTCAAATCCTGCATGGTCTTCGCCCACATGCCGTCAACGTATTTACCGACCAACGGTGTTTCCGCGAGGAAAGCCGAATGACTTACCGCTTCCCTCAGTATGTTCCTCCCCGTCCGCATGAAAGGAAACAGAACAGTCTGCACAATCGGCGAGAAGTCGGTGATCGCTCCTTCTCCCTTTCTAATAAATTCTTCGAGCTTGTTTATGTTGGTAAACTCTCCAAGCGCTTCCTGAAACGCCACTTCCTTGCTTTCTCTTTGGATGTAGTTGACGAAGTCGCTGGTCGCCGTGTCCCAATTTTCCTTGACGTAGTTGTCTATGAATTCGGGATACTTTTCGAAAGGTACGCCTTGTTCCTCTGCCATTCTAACCGCCTCGCGTCTGACGACGTCTTCGGTTTTCAGTTTGTTTTCAGCGAACACTTTCTTGAGAAAACCTTGGTAGTATTCATCGAACTCAGGAACTTCCTTTCCGGCTTTTTGGGCGAGCGACCAATCATGGTGGGCTTTCGCGTACGCCATGGAGTGCGCCATGCGTAGTTTGGTGAAACCATCAATACCTGTAAGCGTCTTCCCTGGTATATCGACTAATTGACCTAAGTTTTCGAGAGATTGTCCCAAAGCGCCGTCGAGACCCGTTCTTTCCATCGAGAGGGCGGAAGCACCCACGCGCTCGAAATGAGACGCGAGGTCGGCGTCTCCTGACACAAAAGCTTTTTTGGCCTCGTCGAAGGCGAGCGCCGTGTAATTCCCGTAGACCCTCGCCGCCTTGTTAGTTCCAGTGTCTTTCCAAAAGGTAGCCGCCGCTTGATACTCCGCTTTGGATTTCCCTCTTCTCGCCCACGGAGCGATTGCCATGTACTTCGCTCCGGCGTAACCGAGAAACGGGTGGTAGTACTGCATCGTGACGTTGCCTATCAAGGTTTTCATCGCGGTGATGGGGGACGACAACATGCTGGAATAGAGAAAATCAATAGCGACGTCCCTGACTTTGGTGTATCTAGTTTCGATCTTCTCCTTCCCGAAAAAGTTTTTGACTGACGACGTCGTTTGAAAAGCTTGTTGTTGATCCATTAAAATCTTTTTCACTTCCTCGACGTTATCCGCTTGTTGGATAGCTTTCACCAAACGCCGAACAACCTGTAAGTCACCGAAGGTTTCTATCTGCGCCTTCAGTTGTTCGGGAGTAAGTTTGTCGGAAGATTTCAAATCCTTGACCAAGGTCTCGGTAATTTGTTTTTCCGCTTCTTGAAAACGCACTTCCTGGGCGTCTTTGACGTGCTTTCTCATCACCAACAAACGACCGGAAGCGCTTCCTAATCTTTTCCACTCCAACATAAGCGGAATTGATTTATGGATAGCTACCATCGCGTCGTTCAACGTAGCGGAATCACTTAAATCGGCGTCTTTTAAATTATTGGTGATACGAACGAAGGCGCTATCTATCAAGGAGGCGGTCGCCCCCATGCGTATCGCGGCGTCTTCCACGGCTTCCGCTATCTCCTTTGTCTCGGCGGTCAAGCGCGAATTAACAAGCATTTGGTAAGCGTTCGCTTCCTCCCTTCCCAAAGAAAGCTTGACGCGGTCGGCCACTCTTTGAAGGAACTCCTCCTTGGAAATTTTCCCTTTTACCTTGTTCAACTCGTCCTTCATGTGGTCTTGAATGACGTTGATCATGCGTTGAACGTCTTCGTCGTTGCTTAACAAACGCGCCTTGATCTCGTCGGAAGCGTCTCCTGCAATCTCTTCCCCTGTCTTGGGGTCTAACTCCGCCTCGCGGGTTCCTTTGCCTTCCATGAAGTCGTCGAGGATTTCCTTGCCTTCCTTGTCGGCTGTTTCGTCGGGAAGAGGGGGAGGCTCTTCACTTGTTTTAGGAGCGGTTGTCTCCCGCGCCATATCCGACGCAGACTTCTGAACCGTGGTGGTGAGGGGTAAATCCAAAGCTTCGCCCACTCCGTGGAAACGAGGAACCTTCAAGGAACTTCCTTCGGGCTTCGCCATTGCGGCGGGTTTTATAAGTTCATTGGCAACTCGGTCCCCTAACGCTCTGATCTCGTCGTCGGTCTTCCCCTCGAATAAGGGGCGTAGAAATTTCATGTAGTCATCGTCGCGCTTCGATCTGCCCTTCTTGTTGCGGACAATGAACAGCGCGCGGTCGACGTCGTTGTCGAACTCAAGACCGTAGTTGGTTCCTTTTCCGACGCTGTACCGTGGTTTTGCGCGCCTCAAGTCGTCGGGTAACCGTTCCTTGACGGCGGGAAGGTCGATCTCCGTACGAGCTTGTCCTTCTTCCGCTCTCTTCAAACTTTCCCTGACGACTTGTTCCGTCCTCGTTGTCCTGAGATCAAGGGCGGCTTCTTGGTGAATCCTCGCGGTCTCCGCCTCTATCTTGTCCAACTCCTCGATGGCCTTGCCAAGTATAACCTCTTCCTTCGGCGTTATCTTTTCCAAATTACCTTTGGCGTCCAACACCCAATCCTGCGCGTCTTGTATCTTGTCGACGTCTCCGGTTTTTCCCGCCGCCTTCAAAGCTTTTTCCGCTTCCTTCACCTCATCTTTCAAAATACGTCTAAGTAAAATGTCGGGCGTTTCCTTCGGAACTTGTTTTGTCAACGCGTGTTCCAGCCTTCCCATACCGCCGCCGAGTAGCGTTCCTATCCCAGCAGCCGCCAGTAATTCTCCCGCTGACATGGACTCTCGTTTTCCGCTGGCTATTTCCAACCCTTGCCGAGTGGCGGTTTCTCCCGTCGCCATTGTTGCGCCTTCTCCCGCGCGTACCGCAGCCATGCCTACCTTGGTCATTCCTTTCGTGGATATTAACCCAGGTATCATTCCAAAGCCCGTGGCGGCTGCGTTCTCTTCCCAACTGAATTCCTCTTGGTCGCCAAAACCTATCCGTATTTGCTGGGCGGCAATGTTGGAAAGGTTTGCCGCAGCCCCTAGCAAGGAAAAATAACCGACTCTCGAACCAGGGACAGGCGAGATCATCATAGGAGAAGCGACGATAGCTGTAGCCAAAGGTCCACCTATTTCAACGGCGAGAGGCCAACCGAACCGATAAGCCTTTTCTATCATCGATAGATCGGGAGCGCCTAATCCGCCACGGCGCGCGTAGTATTCCTGCGTAGTGAGACGCGAGGCTTCTTCCTCGTCATCCAAAACCGAACTAGGGATGTTGGGGTTGACGTTGGCGGGTTCGTAAATAGTACCGGCGTCATCCACCTCCGCGTATTTTCCTTCGGGAGTGTGGCGTAGTCCTTCCACCACGATTTCTTCTTCTTCCGTTTCTTTCGGCATGATTAATTTGAGTTACGAAGAGTAAAGTTAACGTTGTAGTCTGTTTTAATTTTAGCAATAACTTGCTTTTCCCATTGTTTAAAAGTGTCGTCGGCTATTTGGTGAAGTTCGCTTCTAATTGTTGCCGCCGCTTCTTCGGGTGAAGTATCTCCATCCTTTTCCAAAACACCAAAACGAGCGCGTAAGTTTTCCTTGAACATCCGTTGGTACGTAACACCCGCTTGATTCATAAAAAGCTTTGCACCCGCTTCTCCCAAGCTGTTTTTACCCCTTATAATGTCAGCGAGTTTCCCCTTACCGTCGGAGACATTACCGACTCGGTTCCCGAAAAGGTTTTTTTGTGCCGTATCCCCATCAGGAACCTTCACGAACCTGTTGTGAAACCAAGAGGCTTCAGGATTGAACTGGGCTTCGAAACCTTTGAGATTGAACCCTGTTATGATTTCTTGATAGTTGTCGTCCGTCTGTTTGTATCCCTCCAACGTCAACACGTTGTCCGAGAAGTCCCTCGAATCGTTGATACGCTTTAACAGCGTGTCGTATTGGCTTGATTTTATCTTTCCGTCTTGAAGCGCTTTCTTTAACTTCACCGATGTTTGAGCGAGGTCTTCCCCGTCCTCTATTAGATCGACGAGTTCTCCGTGCGTCACGGGCGAGAAGGTGTCTCCATCCTTCAACATACCGTTCTGAGATTTAAAATAACTCAACAAAGCTGTTCCGGCGGCGCTTCTGTGTTGGGGAGGAAGTTTTCCCATTACTTCGTCGACGGTGTCGTTGTAGGTGGAAACGGAAACCATTTTCGTAGTACGATATTCGTCATGGAAAACATCAAAGGCCGCGCCTATTACTTTATCTTTATGTAAATTAGCGGCTGTGAGGTTCTTGTTCTCCACCATGTCCGCTATGTTATCCACTTGATAACTGAAAGCGCTGATGGCGTTCCCCACCTCGGCATCAGCGAACTTAGCGCCTGTGCCGGATATTTCCCAACTCTTCAACTTACCGAGAAAATTCTTTACTTGGGTGGGGGAATAGACCGATTGACCCTTTGGTCCCGACGTGAGCAGACCCTCCAGCAGCTTCTTTTTAATGAGGTTATCGAAGACGTATCCCTTGGATCCCGCGAACAAACCGGCTTCGTGGTTTATGAACTCTCTGAATTCAGGATTTGTTAAATCAGCGTTCCCCGCTATGGCGTGGGTGAACAAATCATCCCCCATTCGCAACCAGTTTTGTTTGCCTTGTTCGATCTCACGTTTCAACTGTCGGTTTTGAACGACGTTTCGAAACTCGTTCTCCACCTTGTTCATCTCCGCAAGGGCGTGTTCCTTGACTATCTGACTGTCGAGGTCGGGATTGGCTAGAAAGTTTTTCCTTTGTTCCCCTAAAAATTCTTCCACGTCGGTGGTCTCGTTCACTCCCGCCATGACGTTGGCGCGGTAATCATCGAGAACCATAACGGAAGCTTTGGCTTTCAAAGCGCCTAACATACGGACGGCGTTGGCTTCGTCAGGGAGAAACCCGCCTTTTATAAGTTTACGGATACCTTGTTTGGTTTTATCTTTTTGAGCGTTGAAGGTAGCAAGCTGCTCCTCCGCTTTTTTAGGATCTTCTTGATAAGCCACGTATCCCTCTTTCATCAACCCTTCGTCGCGTATGGCTGTTCCCACCGAGAAGTCCCTTAAAGCGGGATTGATCTTGGAAAGACCTTCGGCCAGTTCGGTCAGCTTGGACTTACCCGCCTGTTGAACCTGTACGTTATACTGTCCACCGCTTCTGATGGTGGCTTGCAAAGCGCGTGGGTCGGGAAGGTCTCCCGTCTGCACTCGTCCGCCTCGTTGGCGTTGAAGAAGTTGTTGTAAGGTGGAAGCCATCAGGTGGGTTTATTACGCAGGTTCTTGATTTCCATGCCCGTGCGGTAACCTCCCGCTGCGGAAGAAGCCACGTTCAACATACCCGTCAGGAAGTTGGGT